CTCTTCTATTTTCTCCATCTTTTTCTTATCAGACTTATTTACATTAAGAGATTTTATTTCATCCAATAAATCTCCTAACTTGGTAAAGTCTTGCCCCATATATTCTGTTGGCTGAACAGATTGTAATAACTTCTTAATTTTCTTCTTTTGCTTTGGGTCAACCTTTGCCAACAATTCACTTTCTTCTTTTAAAATAACTTTTTCCCACATATTTTATCTTCCTCCCATTCTCTCTAATAATTGTTTTATCTGAGGAATCCTATTAAACGCTAAAACTTCTAATCTGTATTGTTTTTGTAATTTATATAACCTTGCTATTCTTTCTTGAGATTTGAAATTGTCTATTAAATCATCCATTCTTTTCTCTAATTTGACCCGTCTTTCTCTAGTCATTTTATTATAGTACGGGTCTCCCCTTCCCGGATTAATTAATTTAAGTAATCTTCTATAATCCTGTGATTGTTTAAACCTATCAAACTCTTTATCTATTTTAGTATTTACATTTTGTAAGTTTGTTTCTGCCCCTTTCTTAGAATTGTTTTTAGTTTCTTCTTTTAGAGTTCTGAGGTGCATCATTAATTTTTCTTTGGTGTCTGGTTTTGTATCTCCACCTGCAAGGAAACTTTGTATTGGGTCAAGTTTTGCTCTTTGCTTTTTATCCTCTTCCCTAATTTGTGCAAATCTTTGTTCTTCCCATTCCTTCTCTTCTTTTGTTT